GATGATTGCCGTGTTGGTCACAGTTGCGCCACCGTTAAGACGTGCAAGGATGTCTGGGTGGTTGATCAGTGTGTCGTGAACATCACGAGTAACAACCATTTTGTTTGGCTTGAAGCCACCAGAAGCAACCTGCATCGCACGGCGAGCATTCGTTACGTCAACGATTGGAGTTGAGTTTGTGTAGTCATCCCATTGTGTGACTTCTGCTGCAGTGTCGTTGTCAGCATTAGCAACACCAGTGTACTCAGTCGTCCAGATACCTGTTCCAAAGAACGTAGACATGAAACGCTTTTCACGGTCAATCAAGAGATTGTGTGTGAGCATTTCGGATGCACCGCGACGAATATCCAAAGCAGTGTCAGCGTTTGCCAGTGTCTCAAAGTCAAAGTCTGTAGACAAAGACCGCACGTCACAAGTGTACGTTGCGTTTGAGATTGACATACCAACGCGCTGTGAACGAGTGCGTGGAGCGCGAGGCTGAACTTCATTGCGGAAGAAGTTCTCGCGGTCATAGATGTAATACCTGTTGGTCTTCTTATCAACAGGTACGTTTGGGAAAACCTTATCAGCGATAAAGTTGTCTTGTGATTGTAGGTACGCTACTGTCAGGTTTGTCAACGGCTGATCAATATGTACCTGTGAGGCGGTTAGCATAGGCATTGTTGTTATTCCTTCCTATCTATAGGTTACGCTAGGATGTTGCCGCCTTGGATAAGCTCCATAGCGATGACTTGACCGTCAACGCCAGCTTCCATTGCGTATCCCATAGAAACATCTCCTGATGCTGCTGTAATAGCGTCACCAGATGCGTCTGTTTGAAGTTGCGCACCAGCAGCAACAGTGCCGCCGCATGTGATGCGAGTTTGACCAGAAACAACAACAGTTGCCTCTCCACCTGATACTGGGTCATTTTCTAAAACGCCAAAGCAACGCTCTCCTGCAGAGTCAGCAAGATCAACTTGACCATCAGATTCTAGTGTTACGAATTTGAACTGAGAAGATGATAGATCTTCACCAGCAATTAGTGAGCGTGTTTCACGTGATTGTGTTACAGCCATGATTACTCATCCTTTTCATAAGTTTTAGCGATAAGGGATTTACCCTCTGCTGTTTTAGAGATGGCATCAAAAGCAGCGTATTTGTTGACCTTATGCTCTTCGGCATAGGCGTCTACCATCTTGTCTAGTTTAGATTGTGGGTCAGTCATATCTGCATCTACAGACTTCTCACCAACCTCATCCATAGCAGCAGCAAAAGCAGCATCTGCGCCTTTGAGTGCTTCGAGGACTTTTGCATCACCCTTAATGACATCAAGAAGAGACATAGCTACTTCAACATCAAAGTGTGGCAATTCTGCTTCGGCCTTTTTACGCAGTTCGATCATCTGCTTTTCAACCTTAGCTTCCTCAAGAGCTTTCAAGACAGGCTCTGGAATGTCAGCTTTTACAACCAACTCACCATTAACCTCAATCGTCTCTACGACCTCTTCTTTTTTCTCAACGACTTCCTCTAGCTGTTTGCGTAGGTTATCGTTTTCTTCTTTGAGTTCCATGAGTTCTGCTTCCAAGGATACTTCCTCGTCTGCTTTCTTCATGTCCTCCTCCATCATTTTCTTGGCTTCTGGGAAGGTATAACCTTTATCCATCATGCCGCGAAGTTTAGCCTTGAGGTCATCAGACATTTTGTCCATTTCCTCCATTTCGGCATCGCTCATTTTATATGCTTTTTCCATATTTTCCTCTTCGGAATCACGCTTGAAAAGTGCAACTTTGGCAGACGCATTTGCAGGACGGTCAACCAAAGATAGTTCGTCAAGCTCAAGTTGCTTAAGAAGATTCATCTTCAAGTTTCTCCTTGATTGCACGACCACCGATACTGAAGGCCGCAAGTTCACCAGATTTGACCTTATCCCAGACATCATCGTCGTAGACTTTGTAAGCCACAACCCATCCTTCACGGTCACTCTGTATGCCAAGGCTTTCACCAATTTCCTTAGTGATAGGCAGAGAGTGAATTACACGCCCTGTCATTTTACCTGTGTGCATTGTTTTACCGACACGAATATGTTCCATGAAATCATTCACGGCTTTAACAAGTGTGTCGGCTTCGATTACATCACCTTGACGGTCAACTACTCGTTCACCCCCCTCAGTGATAACGGAAGCCCATCCATAGACAATACGTTGTTCTTCGTCTGTCTTGAGGATCTTCCCTTCGATCTCTGTTTTAGTTAAGTCACTCACTGTGGCTCCTTTCTCCCACATACGACAAGACCAATATCTCGCAGTTGTCTTATCAGTTGCAGTATCGCACGAATGACGACTACGAAAGTTGGCTCTGGCTTTGGGATCATCACGGCGAATCTCCATATTAGGATCACCAAAAGTTACTTTCTTGGTTTTGTCACCATCTTTGACGTAAACCCCAAACTTCTTGCTTGATCCAGAAGGAAGCCTAAAAGGTTTGTTTAGAGGTTTGTCTGCTTTATTGATGGCTGCTTCGGTAGGCAATTCACTCTCATCCCACACGTCATTCTTTCTTGTTGACAGGGGGTGTTTAGCAGGGAGTAAATCAGTATCGTGTTTACCGCTACGGAAACGACCAGTGCGAATAGTACGTAGGAAGTTGTTGACACGCGCCATAGCCCATTGTTCTGGTGACTTTACATTTGGTCTAACAGAGGCAGGGTTTGTTCTGTATGCACCTACACCCCTGTTGTAGACTTGTTCAAGCATAGCCATAGTGACTTTACCTTTGTCACCATGCTTTTCGTTATGCTCTCGCATTTTGTTTTCTAAACCTGCTTTTGGCATTATGTCCTCAATACGCTATTCTTTACTAGGATCATATCAAAGGCTGCAGTGACACGGGCGTTATTACTACGTACAGTCGCTCTTACGTCTATGTCAGACTTTTCTGGGATTGCTAATGGTACAGAGAATGGATAGAAATACTGACCACCATCACCACAGACCTCAAAGGAATGTCCAACCCTAAAGGCATCCTGACCAAAGTATCTGACAAACATATCACCTGTAGCATCTGCACCATCCTGACAGGTAGAAGTACCTTGTGTAAGATATGCAGTGTAATCTGCTGGGACTGTATATACAGCCATCAAGGTTTGAGCCTTACCAACATTTATACGTGCTACATTAACTGAACTTTTCTGTATATTGATAACATCAACATTAGTCCCTGATGTCAGATAAGCCCTATAGACACGTAGGAAAGAATTGGTAGTTGCTGTAGCACCAGAGCTAGAAACTGTGATAGTTTCTGATAAAAGATCATAATTTCCATCTAGTCCCTCAATAACTAAATTTTTACCATCATCAGAAGCATTGACTGCAGGGACAGACAAAGTGCCAGCAGAGGAAAATGATGACCAAGGATAATTCGTGTCGTTAACATCCCAAACCGTTCCAGATTGGTTCTGAGACATCGCAGGTACAGCACCAAACTTATGTTGCAAAGAGTGACCACTTACTTCACCCTGTGCAATGGAAAGTGGGCTATCTTTGAATAACTGCTTACCCCAAGTAGACATTAATTCAACTCTTTCGTAATAAGTATTCCAATGTTTCCATCGTTAGGGAAACTCTCTACTGTACTATTGGTAGTGTAAGTTACTTCAAATTCTGCATAGTAGGTTCCTGCAGTATCTGTGTCAGATCCAATCCAGTTGTATTGGACTATTCCACTCGTAGCGGGGGCTATAATTTGTGCAGAAGCATCAATTTTAACAGTACCAGCCAAGTCCTTCATGTGGAACCTAACGGTAGCGTCTGTCAAATCTATTACATTACCACTTCCATCCTTAAGTGTAGCTCTTATAGAAGGGGCTGTGTCATTTTGTTTTAGGTAAAAGGGCATCATGCAGCCTCTAGTGTAACACTGTTAGAAGAAGGATTAAGGGTTATAGTCTCAGCAGGAAGACTGATGGTTACAGAGTTAGAAGAAGGGTTGAGGGTTACAGTATTATTCTCGTTAGCCACTGTAACAGTTTGACTATAGTTCTGGTCCTCAAACCTTACCCTTCTTTTAATATAAGTTAGTGTAACTTCTCTGCCAGTTAAGGTAAACGTACCTTGTTCAAAGTTCTCGCTAATATCAACGTCTATCTCTTGACCAGTTACACTAAACGAACCGTTATCAGCAGAGATATTCAGATCTTTAAATAGTGTAGCATCCTGACCAGTAAGAGAGAAGCTGCCCTCGTCAAGTGCTACATTAAGTGTTTTATTTAGGTTTGCCGCTTGTCCCGTAAAGGTAAAGGAGCCAGCTTCAAAACTTTCGCTAATACCAAAGTCTAGTTCTTGCCCAGATACGCTAAATGAACCAGCATCTACAGAAAGGTTAAAGTTTGCATTTAGGGCAGCGTCTTGTCCAGCTAGTGTAAATGAACCAGCGTCAAAAGAAACGCTTAGTACCTCCGTAAGCGTAACATCTTGTCCCGTGAGCGTAAAGCTACCGTTGTTAGCGGGGAGTTTAACTGCTTTTACAAGGCTTGCATCTTGGCCTGTGAGTGTGAAGCTACCACTAGGAACAACTTCAGTAATTAATTTAGCTGCACCCTGTGGGCTTAATGTAAATGTACCTGATGTTGCTTGTAAGTTAAGAGCCTTGCTAAAGCTAACGTCTTGACCTGTTAATGTAAAAGAGCCATTAGTTGCAACAAGGACTTTTCCAAGACGAGGGGTAATTGTTTGTCCAGAGAGGCTAAAGCTACCATTAGCAGCAGTAATATTTAATGCTTTATTTAAATCTACAGTTTGACCAGAGAGGCTAAAGCTACCATTAGCAGCGGTAATATTTAATGCTTTATTTAAATCTACAGTTTGACCAGAGAGGCTAAAGCTACCATTAGCTGCAGTAATATTTAATGCTTTATTTAAATCTGCCGCTTGACCAGAGAGGCTAAAGCTACCATTAGCTGCAGTAATATTTAATGCTTTATTTAAATCTGCCGCTTGACCAGTAAGGCTAAATGAGCCTGATGCAGCAGTAAGGTTTCTACCTACGTTTAAATTTACCGCTTGACCTGTAAGAGCAAAACTACCCGCATCAGCAGTCATGCTATATTGAACAGACGTTACACCCGCATCTGCGAAGGGAGCAGCCGCTATAGGGTGGAAGCCAAACATTTACTTACTCCGTAGGCTTAGAGGGCCAAGTGACGCTATACGGAAAGCCCTCTTGATCCGTTATATCACGCAGCCCTTGTCGATATGTTGTTTCTTCACTTGTCATGGTGCGATCTGAAACACCCCACCAATCTGTTTCGGAAAGCAATCTGTTACGCTTTTCTCTAACATTTGCCTCGGCATCAGACCGCGCCATGTTCTCAACTGTATAAGACACTTGCCAAGAGCCGTTGTTTAATGATGGCTGGCTTTGCACAAGATTTTGAACCAATGGGTCATGCGTTGGCTTTTCCAAAAATGTTACTGGATAAACATCATAATCTGCCAGTATTTCACTCGTAACTTGTTTAGGAAAACTAACATTTGGATTGTCACGGCGAAGATGTCCGAGCGTGTATGGGAATTGCTCAACCTGACCGTTTGTAAGTTTAACGTACATTCCTCTTAACTCCTACACAGCAACTTCCCAGATGCGGTCATTCAAAGCACGACCAAAATAGAGCTTTGATCCATCATTGTTAAATTGTAGTGCAGTTGGTCCAACGAGATCACCATCATCATAATCAATACTGTCATAGCTTGCGGTAGAAAGATCCCAATCAGTCGTCATGCTGTATTGCCTAATATCGTCCGTTGCATTTCCATGCACCCAAAAATATTCGCCTGTCGGTGCAAACCACATCGATGCGGGATTTGTTTGAGAACCAGCGGTAGACAAAGAAAACTCTACACTGTCATAACTTGCAGTGCTAATATCCCAAGCAGTAGTGAGGGTATGTTGAAATACTTTGTCCGTAGAACTACCCATTGTGTAAAGTTTTAGGCCATCGTAGCGAATAAAGAAATCTTTTGTCGCAGTGCTTTGTAGTGAGCTATAAGACTTACTGTCAGAAGCAGCACTACTAATATCCCATGCAGTGCTTAACGAATACTGTCTAATAATATCCGTTGCAGTATCTTGAAGTGTATAAGCTTTTGTCCCATCACTTTTGAAGAATATACTTCTAACAGTTTCGGTAAATGTTTTTTCATTATCAACCGTTGCGCTAACAGTTGTTATATCATAGGCAGTTGATGCAGTGTGCCGATGAACGTCAGTGCTGTCTGCTATTAAGAAAAGCTTTGTTCCATCATAACTCCACCGAAAAAGCCCTGTGAATGTTCCATGCGGAGAGGCAAGATAGGTTGTGTTTTTTACACCATTGGCAATGTCAGGATGCGTCCAATCCGCATAAATATCATCCTCTGCTGATACTCCAGAGGCACCCATCTGCATTAGTCTTGCGATACTCATGCCATTGCGTCCCCAGATTGGAAGCCATAGTAAGTTGTCCCTCCGTCTTGGGTGTAGAATGTAAACACATCGGTTTCGCCAGATGCAGTTGCAGCAGGTGCAGTGCCACCAGCCCAATCAACAGCCGCGGGCCAAGTGATCGTCACCGTGGCGGAAGGTGTCACCTTTAGCGTGAAGCCGTAGGCAGTGCCAGATGCAGGTGGATTGCTAAATACGTAGGTAACATTGGCAGAGGGCGCATCCGAAAACACG